TTGTCATTAACTCATCCCTTTCTTAAAATATCTTGTCCACTTGTAGAATCGTTAGCCATGTCACAATCACTTGTTATTCGAAACCAAAAGAGGCACAGGGCTGAAACTAATTTGGAGACTGCTTTACATGGCCTTAACCAGCTTAATCAAGCGCAGCCGAGAAATGAAGACCCCATCAGAACATCAGGAAACGTTAGCAATTCCGAAGCCGAGATGAAAAGGATTCATGAAAATTTGATAGAACATAATTTAGATATTTTATCGGAAGCTGGCAAGGCCAGCGCCAAATTATTAATATTTTCCGATTTAGATAGAATTAGAAATAATAGAAAATTAACAAATGAAGTTAGATATCAAGCACGAGTTTATCGATTTGCGCCATTAATTATTCATGAAGATATTTCAAATCTACCATTTGATCAACAACATATTTTAAATACATTGAAAACAACAAGGAATTTACATGGCACACTTACGGGTTTACGTGAATGTGAAACTTCGAAAGATGATATTCAAAATGAAATAAATGCATTAGTCGCAAGAATGAATATTAATAATACAAGATTAGCCTACCTTAATCAATTGAAAACAAGATTATTATATAATTATCATGGTAATATAGTCATGCAATGCTGTGATGAACATTATGAACATAACATGAACAACCAACAAATGGGATTGCATAATCTTGATAATAATGGTGAACTAATGATTGACAATGATAATGCCGATTACGCTGAATTATAAAATTATTTTATTGCTATATTATTTTAGCAAATATATTAAATTCATACCCTTCGCTATTATGTTACATAAGCAACATATCACCATATATGATTTTATTTCACCCCTTCACTATTATGCTGTTGTAGAAGCAACATATATCACAATATAAAATTACATTCAATTAAATTATTTGATTGCTATATTATTTTAGCAAATATATTAAATTCGCCTTGGGCTTTCACCCCCTTCGCTATTATGTTGTATTGCTTGTTGTTCGTCGATTTTTTCTTCACCCTCAACATCACGCACTATTTTAAAACAACATATATTAACTTCTTTGCATTTACTTTTGTAACATAGTTTGGCAACTGCTAACAATAAACCAATGCAACTCGTAATAAGGAACGTCCAAAACACTTCAGATAATTCTTGTGCCATTTTGGTAACATCAAATATATTAAACAATATATTTTTTATCTACTTAAATATATATGACATTGCATAGTCATCGCTTTTTTAAATGTCAAGAAAACACAGTGTATTTAGTGATGAGTTAGGCATTAAGCACGAGAATGGTGGTATATACTCTTTTATGGCATTTGAATACTTTGACAAAAATAACAAGGCAGTATTTAAAATAGGTCAGACCACAAGAGAACTAAGGAAGCGAACAGATAATTATCATACTTATTTTCCGATGGGTGTATCACCAATTGCCGTCCTAGAAAATCCAACTAAGGACTTGACTGCAAAAGATCGTAAGGATGTTGAGAAGAGAAAACAACACTATGAGAAAATTGAAAAATATATTATGGCCTATATAATTGATGAGCGGGATGGTTATCAAATTGTTTCAACTACTAGAATAAAAGATAAAGGCAAAACTGAATGGGTATATACTGACCAAAAATCTATTGAAGAGGCATTTAAGAAAGCACAACAAGAATTTGGAGGCACACTTCATGAGGGCTTTGATTTCAAACACGAAGACTATACCGAACTAAGAAAGGAAAAACTAAGGGGCAAGCATTATGTCGGCAAGATTATATATCCATTAGTCGACCCCGATTGGGTGAAACCGAAAGGCAAAAAAAAGAAGTAATATTGCTATGATTATCTTTTTATATATGCCATTGCTGAGCGAATACTATGTCCCATCTTTACTGCGGTTTCTTTCATATCTCTTACTGATGGCACATGCTTATACCTATCAGTTATATAACTATGCCTCAATGAGTTTACTGACTTACCTTCACCATATATTTTGTTCATTCGTTGGTTTAGTGTTATAGGTGATAATTTTTGTGCTTTGGTATCCGTTAATAAGTATGGACTCTCAGGCTTGACACCTCTCCACAATTTCAAATATTGTTCTATGTATGGCGGTGTTTTAATTATTTGCCTATTGAAACTCTCATCAGTCTTAAATCGATTGAATATAAATTGTTTTTTTTGTGGCTCAAAAACATTGTAATCTAACTTGCCTCTTTTATTACGAGCATCAAATGATTCAATTTTCATTTCCGTCCAATCTAATAAACGACGAGGGGGCAGGCCATATCTACCACATGTCAATAAGTATATGATATATTCTTGCATTTGTTGTTTCTCTTTGTTTGTCAATATATGACCACTTAAATGCTTCTTATATAACTTCGTCCAATCTTCCCGCAACACTGTGCCGAGTTCATCAATCTCCTGAGGTGTGATCCAACTATCTCTATATTTTTCTGTCATTTCATTCTTTTCCATTTCTTCATCATATTTTTTGGAATCCTTTATCATTAGTCTTCTGTATTCATCAATAGCGGTCTCATCAGTGGCGACTGCGAGCAATGAAGCAAGTACGGTTTTTCTTTTACTGAATTCAACATCGTTCAAGTATTCTAAAAATTTATGATAGTCATTGAAATCTTTGGGGTCAAACTCTTTATCACCAAATACTTTACCATATAGGTTTGATAATGTGGAAACATAGGCATTGATACTTTTATCAGCCAAAGGTCTCTTTTTAATACGGCTTGATAAAATTAAATCTTTTATTTGTGAGTTCATGATGTGTTATATTAAATGAAATATTTAATTTACAAAAAAAAATAATTAATAGTGTGTTATACACGACGACCATAATTATGCTTATATGTTTGCACGGGCTCATTATACTCCATCACAAATTTAATTTGCTTTTCCTTATCAATAGTTTTAATTCTATATGAACGATTTCGTTTTGGATTGACTTGTCGCCATCGGTAATAGTTTTGAGTCTCATCAACTTTGTATGTTTTGTAGTCATGTTCCTTTAACCAATGATAACACTCATCTATAGTGTTTAGGTGTTTATTAAAGATTATACTTTGAACAACTGACATTTTTTGTGCTACTATATTTATGAAATTATTTTTTTATGAAATAAGTCTATTAATATGTCCATTAATATTTTATCATTGCGATTTTTATCATCAGACCATAATTCTAAGAACTTATCATAATCATTGTAGTCCTTAACTAATGCATCAGTGCACAAACAATATCTGCCACAATTCTTTGAATAATAATCTTGAATATCTCTATTACTAAATTTATATGGTGTAAATGGTTTTAAGAATTCCTGAACTGCTATTGGTGCTGGAAATCCGAAACTATCAAAATATATACCGTGTCCGCTCTCGAATACTTTTGCAAATATCCAATGAGTGCCATGCCCTTTGTCGCTATCTTCCATATTGATATAATAACTTCCTACTTGTCTTGGTGTCTTTCCTTGTGGTAATTCATCTTTACTGAATACACCCACTATTGGCAAATTTAATTTTTTGGCCATATTTTCTAAATCGATATTGGTAAGCATATTTTTTGCAAAAGGTGTCTTAAAAAAATGAATGTTATATATTAAGCAATATATTTTATTTTATGGTTTATTATTATAGAGAAACATATCTATGTTGTTGCATATCATAGTGTTGATGAATGCCACTGCCACCAACGGGCGAAAAACTTCCGCCACTAATTTCTTTGCCGTGTCCTCTATGAGATCGTAGGGGATTGTATCCGCCATTTTGATTAATATTGCTAAAATATGGGTGCATCTGTGGAGAGTTTGTAAAAGCATACGGCGAACCCAATTGAATGGTTCCGTGTCCTGCTGGCGAAGGTGCTACAATACGGGGAGTTGCTCTGACGACTGCACCACCTGCAATTGAATGCTTGTGATGAGTTCTCAAATGTTTATGATGCCTAAGACCTTCGCCCATATTGTGAGCAATGTGATGACCAACTTTGTGTCCAAAATGAGCCGCTAACCTTGCACCCATATCTGCCCCCTTCTCTGCATCATATCCTAATTTCTCAGCGGTAAATTTCCCAAGTGTAGATCCTACATGATGTCCAACCTTTTCGGCAACGGCAGGTGCATGATGTTGAATTATTTTTTTGCCTACACTTTTAATGGCATCCCAAAAACCTTCACCTTTTTTAAACTTTAATAGGTGATGCTTACCCTTTGCATGAGATGCTCTCAATTTCTTATATGTGGTCGGGTGCAACAATACAAGATGTGCCCCTTTATGATGGTGTATGTGATGATGATGTATAGCGACACCCAAACCCATTGATAGGGCTTCGACTTCATCGGCATCTAAAGTTAATGGAACGGAATGCATTCTGTGAATGGTCTTTGTAAGACTTAACACTGAGTGTAATTTTTAAAAGGAGAAAACAAAAAAATAAGTTGTTATTATATTTATGATTTTATAATTATTTTGAAATTAATTAATTAGGCAATCTCTTGACCTGTTGCCATATTGACGGTGATGGATTTTTCGTACTCTACAAACCAATTGTGTTATTAATCTCTTACTGTCTCCAATAAGTTCGGACTATATCTTAAGGCATCATAGGAGCTTGCTAGACCCCTCAACCCCACTAACTTAAAGTCTCTGAAGATTCCCCATATCCTTGCATAACGGACTTAGGGGCTTTCCTGCGGATTGTCTCTATTCATAAACTTTTTACTATACCTATAGTGGTTAACTATAGCCATTATAATATTTCTATTATAACTTAGTATTTATGACCTAACGAGAGTTTCCCGCAATTTGAAAGTGTTGCCCTATAACCCAAAGGTCATAAGACTAGCCCATCTTTTGGATGGACTATGGCATTTTGAGTTTACCATAAGATCTATAGATTGTGAACATAGATTTTGACATTGAATTTGAACACTTCTTGCCATACCTTCTTCACTTGGAAGAATTCTTGAAGCATTGCCGACATAGTATCTATATAAATATTGCCATTCTTTGTATCCAATCAAACCTGAACCAAGTCCAGTAGTTAGTGAGCCGTTGAGTTGATTAATAGAAACCATTTGCTCGTAAAAGTCCTCAAAACCGTATTGCAATTGTTGAATAAATAAGTTGACACCAGAAATAAGAATTTGGAAGTTATCTAAAACAATTGGATCAGGAGTAGCACCTGTAGTAGAGAATGGCGATAGTATAGTAGATGGAATTTGAGCAGTAGAACCAATAGCAGTAGTAGCACCACCAGCACTGCCCGCCCAAACATATTGTTGAGCAACACCATTTGTGGGTTGAGTAGTACCACCAGATGCAGATAGTAGTGGTATTACTACAACTTGTTTAATATTAGGAATACCGTTTGATACTAAAATATTTATATTGGAGCCAGCCCCTTGACTTGGGAAATAGAATTGGAAGATATCGTTATATAGAACTTTTTTAGTGGGGGTCAATTCTAAAAAGCGAGTTTCTGCCAATGGATTCATAGTAAAAGCGGGCGCGTATAAACGGCATTGGGTGATTGGAGCAGATGCGGACTGATAGGTAAATTGTGAAAATTGATTTTTAGCAATTGATACACCAATATTAACGATATTAACGTCTGGTGGTGCTCTGTTTTGTGCACCGTTAACGGTATATTGAGCAGTATATGGACTTAAGTTGTATCCACCCTGTCCTAAATCATTACTTGCTAACATTAGTGGATTGGTAGCCCCACCACCCAAAATGTAAGGAGCGGTAGTTAAACTTACAAAAGAATAATTGTTCTCAAGAACAGTGCCTACCGCTGGAGTTGCTTGAACTGGTGTGGTATTAACCAGTTGACCTCCAATGTATTGTGCCGTGAAAAAACATTGGTTGGTATTTAGATAAATTCTCATTGTTGATCCTTTAAGAAGAGGAATTTTTTCGAAGAAATTGCAAATATCTTTTAGTCTGATAATAGCTGGAATAGTAATTACTCTTGTATTGTCATTCGGGGCAGATATTTGTGCCTGAAACATTGCGGTATAAGTAGCACTGCCACCAGTTCCAGCATTGACAGTTCCGTTTGCATTTGTAGCACCATTTAGTAAAGTCGCCTGATTGGAATTTACTCCTTGAAGTGTAAATGAGCCAATGCGACCACTCTGAGCGGGAGTTGTAGTGTATGTTCTAACATATCCAGCAGCATTTGCTATCGAAGGTAAAACCCCAGATGCTGTTACGGTTGCATTAAAATTTATCCACGATTGTCTCTTTTGAAGACCCAAATTAAAATTTTGTCTGACTGATGCATTTGGAACTGTGCATTTAGTGGTAAAGTTAAAAGAGGCTGGTATAGCACCAGAATTACCACCACCAGCACCAACAGTTGCATCTGCACTGGCACTATTATATATATCTAAAAAGTTAGTAATAGTGACATATTCACAATTTCTGGAATTTGATAGACCCATACCAGAACTACAAAGCAAGTTATTAGTTTGTGTACCTCCAGCGGTACCTGCGGGCAAATTATTATAAATCCAACTCTCTGCGGTATCAGGATAAAAACCACAAATGGCGCCCCAGTTCTGAACATCTGCATGACTCCAACTAGTCATAGCACGAAAACTACTGAATACATTTAAAAATGGAACCTGCTGTACCACATTTCTGTTATTAAATTCAACAGTCATTGCATGAATCATTTGCCAATATCCATTTTTTAGACCAACAGCCCAGTCATAACAAGTTCCTGCGGTCATAGTTGTGCTCTCAAATTGCACAACTAATGGCATTAAAATAAATGATTCAGACCATCCAATCCACATACCCGAGTTCGACAACGATGTTGTATCGAGTACGATTTGGGAACTATATGCCCCATTGTTGTTGTCATTCACATACAAATACTGCTTAGCGGTGAATTCAGATGTAGTGTATAACTCGGTTGATACAGCATCTTCGTATACTAAGTGGTCTCCCATTTCTTTAAATTAATCTCAATGAAAATCGAGTTCAAAAAGTTATGTTATTATATAGATGTGTATATACTTTCAAAAAAAATAATTAATTGCTTATAGTATAGTTATTTTTTGTTTATCCAAATGAGATGTATTTCCTCAATGGCTTTGATTGTCTAATTGATAAGTGTTTTAATTTTTCAGTTGCTCGCCTGACGGGGTTTGAGCGGACACCCTCTCCAACACTAGAGTCATAAACTTCTGCAGGCTTATGCCTATCCATATTCATATGTTGTCTTCTCGGGTGATGTAATGTAGTTCTCGTAGAACCTTTTAACATTGGATGAACTTTCAATCTCATCGTAAAATATGTACTTATATTATAATGAACATAATAATTAATTATTTTAATAATCCCATTTCACCAACATCTGATATATTTACTAATATCACGATAGTAGGATCTTGAATGACCACGGGTCTCTGATTTTGGTCTAATATCTGTATCACAAATTCATTATAGTTTCCTGCTAACACATCGATGAATGACATCTGAGGCGGAACAATGGAAAAGTAAGACCCAAAGGTTGCCGTATTTGGAACACCAAAAGAATACAACAAACTATTTGGAATACTATACTTATTATTTATTAAACTGCATGTGATAGTATAACTCGCCACGGGGCTTACTTGTGGTGTGGTCTGACTTAAGAAAGATACAACGGATGTTTTACCATAGGGGGCATTTGCCGTAGTAGGCTGAGTCCAAGTAGTTGTCTTATTTGTTGTGATGGTTGCTTGAGCAGTGTTCAATGGATAGTACCCAGTTTTAAATCCTACTACGGCAGTAAAGTTATTATTCAATATTTGAAACATAGGATATATATATTGTGTCGTGATAGTTGGTATGACCCAAGTCGCACCCGCGGGTAAAGTCCAAGTATTCGCAGTTGCTAATGTAGAATTCAACCCGAATGAGTTTAACTCCACGGCATAATATGTTGGATTGGTTTGCAGGGTTAAAAAATATACATAGTTGCCATTACTCGTTTTCAGATAGTGTGTATTCTGCACCATAACTGAATGCAAATAATCATTCATTGAAGGTATGTCATAATAACCATCGGGAAACACCACTGAATAGGAAACCCCATCAAACCAAATATAATTGAATGTATTATTTTGATTGACTGCGGTAATATTAAAGGTGCTATAATACATCGAGAATGATGTAAGTGCTAGTTTTTGCCCTTCCTGCAAGATGATAGATGTTGGGAATCTATAGGCAAGATTAGAGTTGTTTGTATTTGGTAGGATGTTTGTGCTGTTCAAAATTAATGTTTTCATTTCACTTTTTTACCGTCCTTCGATAGACTTCGTCTCTCTTCGTCCTCCAAAAAGCTGACCAAAAATTTAAATCAAAAAATATATATGATATTATATATATGTTATTATATAAAATGGTAAAAATAATAAATGTTATTGATAGTCCAAGAAAGACAAAAAAATATAGAGCCATATTTAACGATAATACTTACATCGATTTCGGTCTCCGTGGGTCATCCACGTATTTAAACCACAAAGACAAAAAGAAAAGAGAAAATTATTGGAAGAGACATGTGGGAAGTGAAAACGAACGAGAGTTATTACATTGGGTCATACCATCACCTGCAACACTATCGGCATTCTTGTTATGGAATAAAGAAACTTTGGCAGAGTCCATCGCTGATTTAAATCACATATGGGCAACACATACTATAGACTATACCTAACCATTCAATTCGAGTAAGTATTCATAAGCCTTATTTTTGCTGATACGGTTTTCACTTAGAAATTTTAGTATAAGGTTTCGCAATTCTCTAATCATACTTGTATTATCATTACCCGCAAGAAATTCACCGTGTAATAATTTAAATCTTTCCATTTCATTTTTATCTTTGTCTAAGATGCCAATTTTTGGTATGCCTAATTTATCAAACACCCCCGCACTAATGGTGAGCCTTTCAAACAACTCTTTTTCTTCATCGGGTATTAACTTATATAATGACTGAATAGAATGTTTATTTGTTAATAGTTCATGCAAATAATTGTGGAACTCATTGCTTATTGGTCGTGGGTTAAAATTAGGATTGACTGCAAGGCTTTTATATACAACCTGCAATACACCTTTCTTAAGTTGTCTCATATTAACGGCAAATTTACCTAATGCAATATATCGTTCGGTTGGCTCACCGCCATCGATACCCTCGGCAACCTTATGCTTCTTTTCTTTTTTTGGCTTTTCTTCTTTTACTTTTTTTTCCATCTTAATTGGATGCAATCCTAATTCTTCGTTATACATTTTGTAAGGATCGGGCTTCTCTAATTTAATTGTTTTCTTGGGCTCTACTGCTTTGAGGTTGTCCACTGGATATGAGGGCATGCCTGTGCCTAATTTAATTGGTTTTAATCCTGTATGTTTTGTTGTATGCTTAGGGGAGACTTTCTTTTTAGATTTGGAACGTTTCAACCCTGCACCTATACTCATATGTGTAGATGTATCCCATTCAATAAAATCTTTTATGTCGCTGATTGCGCCAATAGATTTAGTGTTAAATGCTGAGGGATTTTTGGCGATAGTTCCTAATAACTTATCAATATCTGTTTGTTTAAAATGTTTGGTGGTCGAATCATACATTGCCCTAATGTGGAATCCTTTTTGAGATGATTCAATATTACCAATATATGTCTTCAAAAACTCATTAAATTCAGACCAATCTAATCCATAAAAACAATCTGCAATTCCAGAAGAATCTATAACATATATTGCATAATATTTGTCACCAGATTTTGAATATTTGGATACGCATATATCGCCACCAGTGGAATTTGTAAAAAGTTCCAAAACGATTTTAGGAAATGAAAGTTTAGGAGTTGGTTTTGCTACTGCTGATGCCGTTGCTGTGGCTGGTGGTGTAGTTGGCGGTGTCGAAACTGTTGCTGGGGGTGTTGTTGATGCTGGGGGTAATGTAAGGCTTAAAGTCGGTACAGATGGTGGTGCAGTCGTAACCATAGCATTGATATTATTTTTAATCGCCTCCAATTCAGCATAATCGCGAGGAGTTAATACTGCCAAGTCATCTAATAATGTTCTTTTCTTTTGACTTGCCGTAGATTTTCTATCTTTTAAAACTTTATCAATTGTATTTAGGCTCGGTAGTGGTTTTAATATTTTTATAAGTGCTTGAATTGCTTGAAATCCTTTTACGGCATCAATAGTCATTACCGTATTTAAATTACCTAAAAAAACAACATCGGGTAAAGCGTCAATTAATTCAGTTATGGTAATTGCTAATGCTCCATATGTATCCATACCATAATTACGCTCCAATTCGTCATATAGACCGACCATCGATTCAGAAGTTAATATCAATTTTAACATATCATTTGGAGTTGTGATTAAATTATCTTGCGCATATGCTAAATTACTTGGCACACCACTTGTAGCCGTTAATACATCTAAAAACTTATGTAAGTATTCAATAAAAAATGCTGGTGATGTAGTTCGCACATTAAATCGTTTTTCAAAATCGGCTTTAATTTGTGGGTATGCCCTATTGAAACCGATTCTGCCATCTAAGTCTAATGAGTCGGCAATTTCGTGAGCTTCGGCATCTTTAAATCCTAAATCGAGTAAGTTTTGAAGAGCCATACCTGCTTGTGCCGTTCTATCTTCGGCTAACTCAGTTGCGGATTTTCTATCTGGGGCAACTGGCATGATGCCTTGTTTTAAATCTGCCCTTTGTCTGGCAATGTTCGTCATATTGTCTACGGAGGCCTTGCGTATGATCTGGTCTCGCAATATTCGCTCATCGGTTTTCCGCTCTTTAGACATCAGTAATTTTAAAAAAAAATTGAAGAAATTAGAAAATGTTATATTAAAGGAATGATAATCTTTTGAAAATAAATTAATTGTCTTCACTATCGGACAACTCAAAAAATTCTGTAAAGTTATGTCGAAATCTTTGTTTAGGGTCACCTTCTAAATCAATAAGCATGAATCCTGTTTTCTCTTTTGTGCAATGATTGTAGATTTCTATTAATTTTTTTTTATCAATTCCTAAAGAATATTCTTTCGCAATCATCACCAAATTTTTCATACTGGATACTTGCTTTATAATAAGATAGGTGAGGTTATTTCTAATCATCTTCGGGACGGCATAATAAGATTGTGAAATATAAACCATACTTGCATTTTTCTTTCTGGCTCTGATAAAATATTGCTCCATAGGCTTTTGGTTTCTCTCACCAACTAAATCATCCATGACTATAAGAGACTGAATATCTTTATCTAACTTATCAATCTCGGGCAAGTTCTCAACACCTTCGCGGACTTCTATTTCTTTGGTGTCTTTAAATTTATCTTTGACCCAATTATAAATAGGCTCATCACTGTTCTTTGTTATGATATATATTTTTTCAAAAGTATCAGACATAACTTTTATAAGATTCATAAGAGTTTGCGTCTTACCACTTCCTGAACTTCCACAAATTAGCATTCGGAAGGGAATGGAAATATGATGTATATCAAAATGTGGATTATGATAATTCTTTATAAACTTCTTAGGCATGTGCTCATACCAATTGATTAGTTCGCCCGTGGGCTTAGCCCCTGCTGTTTTCGCCCTCTTTGACATTACTCGATTGCTTTAAATAAATTTTCAAAAAGTATATTGTATTATATATAAATATATTTATTATTGAAAAAATAAAATAATGTCTGTTCAACCTCCACCAACAAATACAAGTGGCAATTATAATCAGGGTGATTGGTATAACCCAAATGCCCAAGTAGATCAGCAATATTTAAGCGAAAATTATTTGCAGTATCCATCAGCACAAGGGGCAGAGACATTAGCGACTACAACAATAAGCGGAACATTGACCGCACAAGATAATGCAACTTTTAGTGATGTTACATTCTTTAATGGGGATTCTACATTTTCAGAAAGTATTATCATTAATGCAAATACTGGAAAAACAAATACTTGTTCTATTAATATACCCACTACAGTTACAAGCACCATAGGTTTAGGAGGCTCAGCCACGGCGACAACACAACCAAGCGGAAATAATACAACATCTGTAGCAACAACTGAATTTGTTCAAAATGCTGTGCAAGTGAGTGGAGTTCAAACAACGGATACGCCATTATTATGGAGTGGCAATAATACTTGGCAAACAAATATAGGAAATTCAGGATATACATTTCCATATGGATTAAATATTGGTTGGAATGCTTCAGCGGGCAATGGTGATTGTGATTTAATTGCGGTTGCTGGAACTACTGGCAATCCTTTAATTGGTGGACTTAATGTTTATTTAGCAACTGCGCCAACAACAATAACCCCCGCAACTGTTCCAAAGTTTCAGGTAAATGCAAATAATGTAAATATACCCGCGGGCTCAACTTATAATATTAATGGTGTGAGTATTACGGCCAATAATGCTCTGTTAAATGGAGGCACAAGCGGTGCACCACAAATATTCACAGGTTATGATCAATTTGAAAATCAAACCACTTTTAATGGGGACAATACAACCGTCCAAAATACTGGCATTATTAAATTTACAAATGCAAATACTGGATCAATTGGTACATTGTATCAAGATGCATCGGGCGGAAATGATATGACATTATGGTCAAGTAATACAAATGGAGGTTTGACGGTTAGAAATCCATCATATTCTTTTACTGTAAACCCTACCTCAGGAAATGTAGCAAGTTTTACTAATCCAGTTTCAACTGCTTATTCTATTACTGGTGGTAGTTTCATATCAAGTCAAACAACACTTAAACAAGACCCAAATTTTAATCCTCAAATTTTCTCATTAGCAAATACATATGATGGAACTAAAACTCCTCAATTTTATTTTCAGTTACAAAATACTACAAATACCGCTATTATCTGTCCTATGCAAATTACCAATACGGAAGTTGATATTAATGAAAATTTAAATGTGAAGGGGGCTCAACTTAAAGTATATTCACCATCGACAGAATTATATACAGGTATTAGAACTGATGGTATTAATTCTGTTTTTAGTAATGGTAATTTTGATGGAACTAATTATGGAACTACTTATTTTCAAAATTCTGATAGTACTGATGTTCATAATGTAATGCAAATTAATAAAGATGGTGTTTATGTCACTTATGGTAGTTTAAATTCTACGGCTGGTAATTTAAATGTTAATGCTGGATATGTTGGTAATTTTTATGATACAACAAATGCAAAGAGTTCATCTATACAACAACAGGATGGAAATTTTCTTATCAGAAACAATACTTCAGGAGGTGCTGTTTTTATTCAAACCAACCCAACTGGTAATACTGCATACTTTAATGCCAATGGTTTAACAGTGGTAGCTGGTAGTGTAACAGTTCCAGCATTGGGTGCATACCCTCTACCAGATTCTAATGGAGTGGCCACAATTGCTTATGCAAATTCCGCGGCCACTGCGTCAAAAACATTAACTATAACAGATTTTGCTTTTGATGGGGTTATAACTGATATTTTAGGGGCAGCTACAAATGTATTTTCATATGTTACTCAAGCCCCAATTTATCAAACTTCTTTTTCCAATGGTGGTTATATTCAGTTTGTAGGAACACAAGTTTTATTTAAATTGAATTCAACACCAGCATCAGATGCATTTTATGGATTTGTACTTAGTGCTATACCATATCCTTCTTATCCTACTCCAGCCGTCTCATTACCAGTATTAGATACAACAACGGGAATTCTTTATAATCTTGTCGTTACATTTTCATCTTTTACAACTAATAGACCTTATAATATGGGATTACAGTGGAAAACTTCAACTTATCCAGCTTTAGCTACTGCTATTGGTCACACATTTTCTTTTTATTTAGCTTCGTGTCCTGCATTTATTGGTTAACAATATAATTATTTTTCGTTGAATTTTTTAAATTATTATATATATAACTTAAATATTAAAATGTCATTTTTTTTACC